ATGATGCGGTGGAGAACTCTACCGGCTGAACCAGAGGAATGTGTGACCCTTTGGCGCGCGACTGCTTGCCGGGGATCGGCGGGTTATCCAGCGTTATCATCTTCCCGGTCACTTCGTCCTTAACGCGCAGCCTCTTCCGCTTGAACGTGCCGGTATCGAACTGGGCATTCTCCAGCCAGGCAATCAGCTGGCCTTTTGTCGCCCCGCTCAGGTCAGCGGTCGCCACCATGAGTTGCTCACGCACATACTGCAAATATTGAACGTTCATTAAGCGGCTTCCTTCTGAGGTTGTTTGGTCTGGCTGTGCTTTGCTACTGGCGGCATCTTGGCGCGCATGACGCTTTCGGCCTGGTATTTGGCTATCTGGTCGTGGGTCATTTCTGCCACCTTAGCGCTGCATCAAGATCGGCTTGGGGGATGGCAAGCAGCGTCTTCTTCTCGGCGGCGGTCAGGTTTCTCATGCCCATGAAGACAACACCGTGAGGAGTGCGTACGGCCTGAACATGCTTGTGCCGGTACGTGTTGATAATTGCCAGTGCGTTTACCGAATCTCTCATACTGCCTCCTGCTGTTTCAGTTCTTTGAGCTTGGAGCGGTACTCATCGCGGATCCGGATGTAGTCGTCGCGTTTCCATTTCGGTAATTCGTGCGGCCCCATCAGGGCATCAAAGCGGGATTGGCCTATCTTGGCGATAAGTGCTGGCTGATAGGCGATCAGGTTGCCTGAAAGGTGGTTATTACAGGGGGCGCACTGGCGATGACAGTTGTCTTCATTGAAGCGAAGCTCTGGGTTAGCTCCAGTCGTGCGGAAGTGGCCGGCATGATACTGGCCGTAGTGATAACGACCGCAGCTGATGCATGGCTGATGCCGATCCCGGTACCGGATAAACTCATTGAACGCTTGCTGCGCCTGCTTTGCAAAGTAACTTAGCGGCTTAACCTCAAGGCGTTTTTTAGCCTGGCGATCCCTACTCTCTTTCTCGGCCTGATGCTTCTCCCTGATGCGCTTAGCCTCAGCCTTAACCTTTTCCTTTGCACGCAGCTCCAGCGCGTAGATAGCGCCATGAGACGGACTGCACCAACGGATGTTTTCGTATTGCGGGGTATACTTCTCTCCGCATACTTTGCATTTGCGACGGGCTGGCTTACGCATTGCGCTCACCCCACTGCTTGGCCCACTCAATTTCGAGGCGGGATTTGTCGCTGAATTTGACGTTCTGCTGAGTGCCGAACCAGTAGATAGCCTCGATTACTTCCACCATCTGGCGAACAGTCATCTTGCTGGTACGCTGCCCGAACATCACAATGCCGCCATCAATCCCGGGAGCCATACGCTGCTCCTGCTTTTTGGATTTGGCGACCATTGCGGTGATCAGGTCTTTCCAGTCATCAGAATCGTATTTGTTGCCAAACCAGAGAACCTGGTCGGAGAGGTCTTTCAGCAGCGGCCATAACTTCCGATTCTGCTGAAGCGTGCGGGTCATCTCTTTGATATCGAGGATGAGCGGACGTTTAGCATCGACCGGCAACTCACGGATGAAGTTGATGGCGTTCTGCTTAACGGTGTCGTTAACGAGGTGGAATTGCTGGGCCTTCATACGCCACCTCCGAGAGGTAACGCAGAATGCGAAGAACCCTCAGCATCAGATGACGCCGATGGGCAAAGAATGTATTCAAAACTTGGTCGCATATAACGTCCCCATTATATGCGCAGGGGTACCGCCGGGCGTTCAACTCCGGCGGCACTATGATTATACCACTAGTTTTGAGAAATTATTATCAACTTTCAGCGGTTTGCTTCGGGGGTTCTTGAAGTGGCATCCAGTGGGTTACGCGACCGCCATTTTCACTTTCAACCCACCACCGGTCGCCATTCCATGAGCAGTTCCACTGGTAATGTGATTTACCCAGACTGTTCTGCTCTTCGACGTAGCACCAGTAGCGCCCGAATTCTTCCGGCATCCGCTCACTGCACGGAATCCAGTCCTGCACGGGTTCGTTGAGAGCATCGCGCTCTGCCTGAATCTTATCGGCGTCGATCGCTATGCCTGAGTTGCGAATGGCTGCCACACCCTCTCGTAACGTGTAAGGCTGGCTTACAGGTTCTGCACCCTGGAGCATGGCGGCGCGGTAGGCGTTATGTGCTTCAACAATAATTCCTGCTACGTTTGGGGATATGCCACTAACAATCAATCCAGAAGCATCATGGATAGATACAGTTTCATCTCGCCATTCACCGCACATCATCCGCCACTCACCAACCACCGCTGGCTGCGGTAACTGTGGTGCTGCGTAGAGTGTCTGCGCCGTTACGCTACCCCTCGTTTCCCTACATTCTTCTGTGTATCGCCAACAACCTTCAGCATCGTCTGACCATCTCCAGCGCCACGCCACCGGCTCCTGCCCCATGCTGGCGAGAAGCTGGCGGGCCATTTCCATCTGCTCGCTGCGAGTTAAGCCATGCTCAAGCGGGCTTTTGATGTACTGCTCAAGACGCTCTTTGGTGAATCCGATCATGCGTACCCCTTTGCGGCCAGCCCGCCGAAAATTAATGAAATCGTTGCAGTAACAATAAATACCGCAGCCTTTTTGCTTTGCGAATCTGCGTAATAGTTCAGGTAGAACACGCCACCGAGTACAACGCCGTAGACGATGCTCATACCCCTACTCCCCCACCTTAGTGATGATTCCAGCGGCTACCAGTTCTGCGGTGTTGGCCTCCTGGCGAGGTTGGGCGGCGTATTCTGAAGCGGCATTGCTGACCTTAGATTTCCAGCCTTCAACGTCGCCATCTTTGATAGCTTCACACGCATACATTTCGGCAAACATCTCCACACCCTGAGCCCGCACTTCAGTCAGGAAGGCGTCGATTGCTGGGGTGTTAAGCGAAAAATCCTGTCGGCCTGATTTTAGGTATGCAATGGCGATTTTTGTGGCTGCGCATTCGACAGCGAATTTTTCTTTTTCAGCAGTCAGCGCCGCGCACTTGGCTTCCAGTTCGGCAACCACATCCTGATGGTCTTTGTACTTAACGTATGAGCCGGAGATATCATCCCCTTCGGTGTTAAGCCATGCGTCATTGCAATTCACTGCGTAGGTTCTGATGCTCATACTTCTGCTCTCCCGCCCCTGACTGAAGCCAGGCACTGATTGAATAGGTTGGTTAAAGGGTTGGCTGTGTCACGGTTGGGCTGCTTTGTAATCCGCTTCGGCGCGATATCTGGCCGGTCTTCCGGTCGAACAACGAAGTAGCGATATCGCTTCTCGAAGCCCTCACGCCGCAGAGTTTTAACCCTGGTGAGTTCACATAATGCCGAAGCTATCGCCCCCTTCTGGATGGCTGTATCGCGGCAGATATCAGACATGTAGCAGCCTGGGTGTTTGGTTATGTACTGGATGATTTCAGCGTATTGGCTGTTGGCTTTCATGCCGCCTCCCCGCGCAGTTCACGCAAGTTATCCTCGGTCAGGGTCATGTTGCCGACCTCACGACTCAGCGCCCTTTCCATCCGCTCTACGCAGCCACGGATGCGGATCATCTGCACTTCCGGGAACTGGCTGCGGGACATCTCGATCAGCGTGTTGTAGAGGTTGCGGTTCTTAGCCTGGCGAGCCTTCACCTTTGCGCAGGCCCGGAGTGATTCGCCAATCTTGCGTCCGTCAGCACGGGCAGTGGCGCGGCATAACTCCAGCGTCAGGAGGGTTTCCGGGAACTCGGCGTATTGTGAGTTCATGATGATTTGCATTGCGGTATTCATACGTCAGCCCCTTTGTGATGGCGCCCGGTTGATGGCTTGCTGGTTGAGATGCGGCGAACTTCGTCCTGATCGCATGGCAGGAAGTGGCCGTTAACGAATCGTTGGTAAACGGTGCCGAGCGTACCGAAGCGGTTTTTGGTCACGATAACCTCGGCATATGGCGCTGCCGGGGAATGCTCGTCGTACACAGCCTCGCGGTAGAGCATGATTATGCTGTCAGCGTCCTGCTCAATGCTGCCGGAGTCGCGCAGGTCGGCGTTGGTCGGTCGCTTGTTTGGGCGCTTCTCAACGTCACGGGAAAGCTGGCTCAGAGAGATGACCGGACACTTTAAATCCTTCGCCATTGCTTTCAGGCTGCCGGAGATATGGGCGATCGCCAGGTCGTTACGGTCGGCTTTCGGCTTGGATATCAGGCCGAGGTAGTCAACCAGGATCAGAGACAGCGCCGGATGCTCCTGCTTGTGCCGTTCGGCGATACTGCGGATCTCCTCGACGGTCAGTTTCGACGCATCGACCATCCAGACATCAAGGTCTTTCAGGTGGCAGATAGCGTTGTAAACCCGCGCCCAGCCTTCGTCATCCATGTTTGCCGGGTTACGCAGAACGCTGACGGACATGTTTTCTCGCCCGGCAATGCTTCGCTCTGCGAGTTGCAGGTTGCTCATCTCCATGCTGAAAATCAGCACACCGCGCAGGTTGTCAGTACCAGGCATCGGGCGGCTTGCCACGCCTTCGGCAATCTTTAGCGCCAGCTCGGTCTTGCCCATGCCAGGACGAGCCGCGATAATCACCAGATCTTCCGCGTTCATGCCGCCAGTGATGGCGTCCAGCTCGTCGATCCCGGTTTTCAGGGTGTCGGACTCGTCTCCGTTTTTCAGCCGGTTCTCGAGGGTGTCGGTGTAGTCGTCCAGCACATCACCGAGCCGTACCGGGGCAACCTCAGTTTTTGGCTTCCTGATGACGCTCAGGCGTCGCATCAGTTCATCCATGGCATCTGCTGCGTTATCCAGCGTTCCGTTGCTTACATCGCCGCGCAGCTCGTCCATTGCCTGGAGGAACATGCGGCGCTGATGCTGATCGCTAAGCATCCCGGCATAGCCACGCAGGTTTGCCGCGCTGGGGCATGCCCTGGCAGTTTCCATGATGTCTGCGAAGTGAGCGTCACCGCACTCCTCAGCAACCATCAGAGCGTCAATCAGGTTACGGTTCCGTGCCTGCTTGCGGATCACCTCAAAGGCTTTCCGGTAGACCGGTATGGTGAAAGCGTCCGCTTCCATCCGGGCGAGAACGTCACTTGCGGACGGGGTCAGCCCGCCGAGGAGTAACCCGCCGATCACACTTGCTTCGATATCCTGTCTCATGCCATCCCCCTGTCAGCGAATTTTGCTTCCCGCACTCCGGTCAGCGTGTCGTCCCTCAGCAGAAAATCGAAGTCTGCTGTCCAGCCAGTGTTGTTATCCCCGAAGTAAAACGGCTTGGCCTGATGCACGAACGCCCGGACGTACGCCCTGAACCCTTCGACGTTTGGCGTCTTGAGCTGGGGAATGATTTTCTTCAGGCGGCGCTTGCGCTTCTCGTTGACCGCAACCGCGTGTGGGAGCCTTTCGCCCACTTCGGTGTTGTAGGCTGCCAGGAAGGATTCGTAGTCGATGCTGACTTTGGTTCTGGCTGTAAGTTTTTCACTTCCAGCGTCGCCCCCGTCAGGGGGTAAGGGGGTTTCTTTCTTTTCTTTCTTTTGAATAGTTTCTTTTGTGTTTAGCTGAGTTGGCTTATACCCATTAGCTAACTTGGCTAATGTTTTGTTAGCCGTTTTAGCTAATGATTCGCTAACTTGGCTAACCTCGAAATTCCATTCAGAAATTACCTTGTTCACGCCAATTGCATGGCCGTTTGTCACGATGATGCTCATGGCGATCATCTCGTTTTTGGCTTTGCATACGTGGGTGTGATGTATACCGGTCATCATCGCGATCTGGGTATTGGTGATGCGGTCGAACTTTTTACCGAACCCGTAGGTTTTGCGAATCACCGCCAGAACAACCTTCAGCTGGCGAGCCGTTAAATCGGCAGCCATAACCGCTTCCAGCAGCTCGTTAGCAATGCGGGTATACCCATCATCGAGATCTGCCACCTGACGCTCCACGGCCGATTCAGACGACCTGTAGTCCGCTAACTTAACGACGCCCATGCTTCACCCCTGACTTAGCCATTGCGATGCGGATAACTCCAATCAGGCGCTCTGCGAATGCCTGGTTCTTGGACGCTGCGACGATAAGTCCGTCGGGTGAATCGGGATGGCGCCGCTCCT